TTTTGAATAAAAATTGTAGCACCATCAAATCTTTTTGGCATTCCTTTTAATTGTGTACCTAAACTAGATTGTCTAATAATTTGAATATCAGTAGGTGTAATAGGTTTTGATACTGGTGGTTTTAAAAAAAACTCTCCTGTGTTAGTAAATATTTCTAAAACTTTAGAAGATACCATATGTCTTATTTCATTAATTTGATCTGAAGCAATTTGTATTTGTACTGAATCAGAATCTTCTGCATCACCTACATCAAAGTTATAAAAGTCTGCTACCTTACTTGCTTGTATTCCATCAGGTAATGCTGTTACTCCACCAAAAAATAATCTTTGTTCATGAAAAGATGCAGTCTTAGGAAAACCATTAACGCTACTAAATACTTGTTCATCCCATTGTGTTGTTGGTGGATGACCTGAAATAACAACTCTAACACCACCACCATCTACAGATTCAGTTGCAGTATCACTAGCCGCCGCAGTAAATTCATAATGATTATCATCTACTACTGTAATAGTAAAAGTTCCATTTAGATTTGCTTCTGCTAATCCTGCTCCTGTATCATCAAATATATCTTCTGCTCCACTAATAGTAATGGAATCTCCTGTACTAAAACCATGTTGAACATGAGTTACTTTAACTACTCCTGATCCTTGTTGTGTTGCAAAAGGGTCTTCATCTAATTCTATTTCAATATCTTTTTCTAATGTAGCAGTAACTACAGTAGGTGAGGTGTAACCTGTAACAGTTAATTCCGAACCATGATACCTTAGTTTCATCCCAACATAAGAAGAGGTAAAATATGCTGAAGATGTTGTACAAGTTACACCTGCTCCAGCAGTTGTAGTATTTATATCTAAAGTTATACTATCATCTGCAAACTTAAAATAAGGTTGATATGTATCTGCTCCATTTTGACTTTGTTTAAAACTGAATGCTGATTTAGTAAATGTTGTTGCTCCAGTTCTTTGAATGATTTGTGGTACAAAGTCTTCATGTACTACAATCATAGTATCACCTTGTTGTGTGTAATTTAATTCAGATAAGTTTGAAGTAGTCCATGCACATCCAGTTATAGTTTGTAATAATGTTCCATTAGTAGAATAAATTTTTAACTGAGTATTTTGAAAAGCAAATATATATTCTTGTGATTGATTAAAGATAAATGTTTCTAATCTTGATGCTTGTCCTAAGTCTGCTCTATAAAGAGTACCACCTCTTCTTTCAATGCCACCTTGATTTAATGGAATAACATTTCTAGCTTTCTTAAGTCCTTGACCATAAGCCGCTAAATCTACTCTTGATAATATTTTTGGATCAAGTTCGCCACTTAAAAAACTAGCTTGATGTACTCTTTGTCTTGCCATTATTCATCCTTATGGAGATACAGCAGTTATGTTATTTAATGCAGTTCTGTTTCTGTTATCTCTAAATCTATTAACATCTACTCTTCTTGTTGTTTGTGCTTGAGAGTCTATTGCTTTAGCAATTGCTAACTGAGCAATACTTCTTTTGTGATATAATTCTGATAACTGATCGTTTCTTGCTATTGCACCTGCGAATAAAGACGCTAGTTCGAAAACTAGCGTCTGTTTGAAATATGGAGGAAAATCACTTTCACTAGGTTGAAAGGTATAATCCGCTATTACTGTATCACTAGATGTAGTATCTGTAAATAAATTTTGTCCATATCTATCATATCTAATAACATCATCACCTACTGTAACTGTGTGGATAATTAATGCGTCACTTGGTAATGCATATGATGATTCATATCTTGCATCAGGGTTAGTTGAATTTTTACTTAATTGTTTTTGTTTAGATGCAAATCTCCATCTACATCTTGTAATTAAATTTTCTAAAGTTGATTCGTATAAGTTATTTGCTACTTTGGATTCTGTTGTATTTTCACTAAAACTGGTAATTGTATTAGCCCCTACTAATACCAATGCTTTATTACATATATCAAATTTACTATCTGCCATTTTTAATCTTTATAATAAATATGGGGGGAAGTAAATCCCTCCCCCCACATTGTTATTGGTTATGTACCATTAGTTGTTGTAACAGTAGTTGCACCAGTAGCACTTGTTACTACTAGAACATCAACAGCTTGCGCACCTCCAGTTGAAGAAACACAGATAATAATATCGTGTTGCTTAACTTCAAGATATGCATTGTTGAAGTAACCACTTGTAACAACAGTACCGATAGCGTCAGCAGTATCATAATAGAAGATACTTGTTGAACCACCAGCTACTTTTTTTAAGTTAGATGCTGAATAAGCCATATTTGTTCTCCTATTCTGTTATTTGTACTTTTATCGCACCATTGTTATCGATCATTACTGATCCCAAACTCATGTACGAAGTTATTAAGTTACTGACTTTCTCAGGTATGTAGTTGATTTCAGTTCTTATATCAGAACCCATAGCAGTACCTACAGCACTTCTGTGAAATGCGTGACACTCTCTAGTTGTTCCAGATATAGATAAACCTGAATGTGTGAACCACATAAACCCAAGCCATCTTTTAGCTGTTAGACCACCTGCATATGGCAAGTCTGCTTCGCCAACATACTCCATTCTTGAGAACTGATCTATTGATAATAAATCAGCCCATCCAGCAGGAGATACGACAAAGTATCTTTGTCCATCATCAGGAACATCAGCTTCACCAAATGCTTCATAAACACTTAATGATTTAGCTAATGTAAGTCCAGCCGAACCATGTGCGATATTGTTTGCGTTAGAACCTGCATCCAAAACATCAATGATAGTTTGGTCAGTTTTTCTACCCAAAGCCGCCGCCGCAGATTGCGATAGGACTTGTCTTTCGTCAATGTTAGTTTTCAATTCATCTAAACGATCTACATAATCAGCCGCATAGAAGTCTGAAAGTGTAACATCAACAGTTGAGTGCGATATGTCCATAGTTGGAACTTGAGCGTGTCTAGCTTTAGACACAGCAGAACCAGTTCCTACTTTTTGGAATCTCGCTTGGTTACCAGTTACATTATTTACTTGCCTTACAGTATTACGCAATTTCGAACCCATACGCTGATAAGCCATATGAACTTCAGATTCGAACTGCTTAATAAAGGCAGTTGAAATAGATGTACTCATAGTTGCCTCCTTTTTTGTTGTTGTTATTAATTAAGCAATTATCTCTTTTGGCTTAACTCGGTTCTCCAGACTGGGCCGATTTCATTCAAAACAGGTTGCATTCCATTTTGAATACAATTTTGTATTCGTTTATAGAAATACAACACTTTAACATTTTTTACAAGCAGAGGTTTAGAAAATTTAAAGCCTTGCCATTTTAACCATTTAATGCTTCTAGTATGTTCTTCTGTTATATAATTGGACAAAAATATATAGTTTTCTTCTAAATATCTAAGCCATTTCTTGTTTCTTTTAAGGAAATATAAGTAATTTTTATCTAATAAATCTGAGGATAAAAACCAAATTGTGCCGATTTTATGGTTATGTCTAACAGGTACAGCACCAAATATTGCAACAACTTCTTGTTTAGATTCGGTTAATATTGTGAATGAATGTACATTAGATCGTGTATATCTAAATGGTTGTAGTAATGCTTGTAATGGATCAAGCCCCCAAACTCCTAATTCATATCTATCAATAGATTTAAGTCTAGGGGCAAGATCAAAACAATGATCGGGTATTGTTTTTTCTACAATTAATTTATCCACGATACAATCTTGAGAAAGCCTCATCAACTTTTCTCACATAAGATTCATCTCTTTCTTTTGGATCAAAGTATCTTCTATCTTTCATCATAGATCGAACATCATTTAAAGTTAATGGTCTTTCAGGTTGTGTATAGTTTTGTGCATTAGAAATAGTTTGTTTATTCATATTCATCATTTTTTCTAATGCTTCTATTCCATCTGCTGATTGTCCAAGTGTTGCTGATACAGCTTCATATTGTTCAGGAGAGAACATTGTTGATGCCCAACTATTAACTGCATCTATTCTTGCATCAGCATTTTCTCCTAGTTTTTCTTTTTCACTATTAATATTAACTTGGTTACCTACATACATATCAACATATTTATTTACTCCATCTTGGAATACTTCTTGGTCATATGCATTCTCATAACAGAAGTTTCTCCACCATTCTGTCATTGGATTTGTATTTACTATTTCTTCAGTAACTCCATCAGGTAACTTAGGTAATTCATATTTGTCAATTGATTCAGGTCTTTCAGCAATTGCTTCTTGTTGCAATTCATCTACAATCTGATCTCTTAACTCATCTCTTTTACCACCTACATATTTTTCTAGGTTAGTATATGATTTACCAAACTCTTCCATATTAACTGTACCTTGTTCTGTATTCCAAAACTTTTCAGGAATATACTCAGGTCTAGTTACAGGTTCAGTAGTAGTAGCTGGTTGTTGAGTTGTTTCTTGTGAAACATTCTCTTGTGGTTGTTGTGCTACTTCTTCTGTCTTAGGTGCTTCTTGTATTTGTTCACTACTCATTCATTTTCTCCTTTACTATTTTTTGGCTTTTACCTTTATTAACTCTTCGCTGAATTAAGCCTACGATATATCTTTGACCCTCTAAATGTCTTAGAGTGTTGTCAGATACTTCTGATCCAGCAACAGTTTCTATTGTTATTTGCCTTAAGTATTGGAGAACTAACGCACCATTTGGAGAAGTAAAAACAGACTCAAATATTGTGTTTAGTTTTTGCTCTTCTTCAGAACCTCGTTTAAAGTTATCCAATCCAATCAGGGCTTTATTTTGTTCTGATTTCATTTTATATCCTTACCATCTTTTTGATAACACTTCTAGGGTAAATATTTCTATCCCCAAATCCTACCTCTCCTCCCTCATTTTGATAACTACCAAAAGATAAAACATACTTTGGTGTTTTGTTAAATATATATGCTTCTGTGTGTATTAAAGCACAACTCATATTACAAAACTCATCATAGTTTGATATTGTAGAATCACCAACAATGTCTTCCCATATGATAAGATATTTATAATATCGTTTATCACCAACAACAATTGGCTTACTCAGTTTCTTTGTACTCATCTTTCAATATAGCTTTTAGAAACCAAATTGCTTTTCTAATATCAGTTGCACCACCTTTTAATCTATGTCTAGTTATATACTTAATAGCTGTTGCATCTGCATAAGGAAGATGTCTTACATAGTCATAAGTTTGTAATGTTTTACCGCAGGTACATTTACCAGCCTGATAATACTCAGGATTTATTTTATCGCTCATACTATTTCTCCTATCCAGTTACCTTTTTTATCTAATACCATAGGAAGTAATCTTGGTATTCCATCTAGTATTATTCCACATCCAATAATAAATCTTGTACGAAAATTTTTTGCGTATGAAAAAGCAAGTGACTTTTGATTTATAAGACAACCTACATTCATACCAAAGAATATATCATTAGGATTTGCCCAATATGATATAACAAATTTAGTATGATAATGTCCTTGTACTGCTGACATACCCATTGTTTGTGAAACTTTTAAAATATCTGCTGATCTTCCATGAGTAAAGAAACATTTTTTTCCATTACTTAATGTTAAAGTTAAATCATCAATCCATTTCCATTTACGAGTTCCTAAGAAATCTCCATAAGGTTTAAGAAATTGTTTTGACATTCCAAATTTTAATGCTCTTCTATAAACTAAACTACTATGATTTGAATCTACTTCAGTAACTACAGGAAATATATTTTCTAATTGTTTAACATACTCTCTTGCTATATCTAATTCATATCCTGCACTTGGTAAATCAGGATTATGTTCATGCATAGAGATTGCATGGAAGTCTAATAAATCACCAATATTAATTACAGTATCAGGTTTAAATTCTTTTTTAATTGCTTTAAGAAACTTAAAAGCATCTTTATGATGATAAGGGATATGAAGATCGCTTATTACAAGTACAGATTTATGCATAACAAGTGTTTCATTATTGTGGTTCTCCTTGTCCACCCATTCCTTGACCTTGTTGTTGTGCCATCATCTGTTGGAAATTTTGTGCCGCTTCTTGCATTTCTTCTTGCGACCTAATTAATTCTTCAGGCACTCCTAATTTTTTAGCAACATATTTAGCCGCCTCATCTTGTTTAACTAAAATATTTAACAATTGTGGGCCAACTCTAGCTTGTACCATAGCCAAGAATCTATCTACTGTTGCTACATCTTGTTGATGTTGTGCTTGTGCTAATGGTGAAGAAGATTTGATTTTTATTTCTCTACCATTTACTACAGGTATTTTTATTCTTCCTTGTTTTCTAAGAATATAAACTACTCTCTGTAAAACTGGATTAACTAATTCTGCTTGTAATCTACCAAATGCCGCACCAATTTGTCTTGATAGATCAGCCATTCTTTCAGCAACTTCTGTTGCAGACATAGGTGTTTTCTCATTAGGTGTACCTAACATATCATTGTATAATGCTTTTTTAATATTAGTTCTCATATCTCTAAGAACCAAATCACTTACATTAAAATTACCTGCTGGTGCTATTGGTTGTAGTCCTGATGATCCAGCCGCTTTAGGAATGATTGTGCCTGGAATTAAAGAAATATTATCTACATTGATTACACCATCATCTTCTACTTGATACATTCCTGAGATAGACATTTGTGCATTTTCTAAAATTAATTCTATAACTAAGTTTGCAGTTTTAATTGCTGGTAGTGCTAATTGAAGTGGGCCTCTTCCATAAACTTCACCTGCACATTTACTCCATCTATAAATAATATAAGGATTAGAACCTGAACCTTTAAAAGTTTGTTCAATTAATTTATGTTCATATGCACTAGCTATTGCACAAAATTTATATTCTTCTTCTTTTGTATTTCTATAATCTCTATAAACTATTTCTATAATCTCACATTCTCTATCAGGTGTTTTATCCATATCCATTTTCATCTTTTCAGACATAATAGAGTTTGGATATGCGTATTGTATTTCTTTCATTCGGATCATTCTTTTTCTAAAGATATGATCTACCCTGTCATCATGACCTGCATCTAAAACTATTTGTGGTAATGGGATTGCTTTAAATCTAACTGGTTGAACAGCATCTCCCTCTTCTACTAAAAGGATTCCTGTGCCTACTGCACAATCTAAAAATGTTTCATGAACTTCTTGAGAAAAGTTTGAGTTTTGTAATATTTCAAAAACATATTCTGTTACTTCATCTAGTAACAAATCAACTTCTTTTCTATCTTGTTTTGGAACTTCTGTACCTGCTATAAAGTCTGCCCATCTAGCATAGTTAGGAACTATACCTGACTGTAATCTTGATGCAAACTCTTGTACACCTACTACTGCGGTTTCATCAAAGATACGATCTGTTCTTCTTCTACCAATACTTTCAGTATAGAAAGATTCTCTTTGTGGCAAAGCGTATTCATAACATTCTTCAAATGTTGGAAGCCATAAATCTTTTATAGCTTTTGCATGGGTATATCTTTTAAGAAGACCACGCACATCATATTGAGATGCTTCTGAATCTAATAATTGTGGTTTAACTTCTACGACCATTATGCTCCTAAAGTATCTTTAGACATTAATGATACATTTACATTAAATCCCTGTCCGCCTCTTCTACCTGTAAGTAGTGATCTTCTACCTCTTTGTCCAGTATAAGCCGCAACTCTTTCTTCAAACTGTTGTTGTTTTAATTTTGAACGATCAGATTGTTCTTGTTTTCTTAGTCTTTCTCGTTGCTGTCTTACACTCTCCTCTTCTGGCATTGGAGGTGGAGGTGGTGGAGGACTAGGTTTAAATGGGCCTGCACACATAGTTATCTTCTCCTTTCATATACACTTTTTGGTTTAACATCAAATACATTAAAGTTTCTTTTAGCAACTATAGGTTTATTTGATTTCTTACCAATAGTCAATGCTCTTCCCTCTCCTGCTCCTAATAGCAAATATTGTAGAGCATCATGTATATGAGAAAATCTATTCTTATTTGGTTTTTCATCATATCGTTCTCCTGACACTTGGAGTCTTCTATAGTGATAACCACCTGCAAAACCTCTAATTAAATTATTACATTTAGGATCAATTAGTATTCCTGATTCACCATCTACCATTCTTGATAATACTGCATTAACAGATTCTAATCTTATTAACACATCATTAGATGGTGCTGGTCTTGCATGAATACCTTTACCTCTTAAGATTTGAAATGGTGTTGATTCATCTGTTTGTACTCTGTGATCTCCTGCTGGATCACCAAATATATAAAAATCTCTTGGTAAATATTTAGACATTTCTTGTTTTAATAAATCAGAAAATTTTAATATACCCATATCTTCTGCAACTAATTCATCTATAACTACCCATCTACTTCTAATCCTTTGTGCAAATACACAAGCTGGTGTTAATCCAAAATCTATTCCTACAAATATTGGAACACTATCTGCAATAGCTAGATCACCTTTAGCTACATGGACTTGTTCATTAAACTGTTCATAAACAGGTTTGCCATCTTCTACTTGTCCTAGTTTGTTTAAAACATAAACATCAATCCAAGATTTAGTTTTACCTCGTATAATATTTTTATAATAATTTTCTGTAAGGTTACTTTGGTTTTCAGATTTTGTATTCATATCATAACCATCTATTTCATTTTCTGTATTTTTAATTTCTAACATAGCAGGAGGTTGATTAAAAAATTTCCAATTATCAGGTTTAACTAACATCTTAGCTTCTTGTTTAGTTATGTAATCAGGTATAACTGTTTCACCTGCAAGTATAGCCCACCAATGATCTGTATCAGGTGGGTTAGTATCTGCTATAACTCCATACCAACTTGGGCCACCATCTCTCATAGATGGAAATCTACCTACCCTCATTGAACAAGCATCTACAATAGACTTAGGTATTTCTCTTGCTTCATTAATCCATACACCAGTAAGTTCTAATGATAATAATTTTTTTACATCTTCAGGTCTATCAAGTGCTAGAAAGATTACTTCTAATTCAATATCACCTTTAGATATTTTGTGAGTATAGGGAACACTCCATTGAAATCTACCAAAGTTTTCTTCAGGAAACCAATCAAGCCATGTTTTAATTGTTGTAGTTTTTAATTGTGGGTTTGTATTTCTTATAACAGCCCATCTTGATTTACGCTTACCATCTTCTGATGGCTTCTGACTTATGGCTCGTTTAATTATTTCTATGCAACAAGCAACAGATTTACCACTACCAACTGGCCCTCTTAATCCTCTAAAAAAACTTTCGTCTTTTAAAAAATTTTTTAGAGTAGCCCCATCTGGCTTATAGTTCAGTGATCCCATGATCTATTGCTAACTTAATAAGTTTCTCTCTAGTTTGTGGTGTTATTGATTCTATTATACGATCTGCTTCTTTGTCTGTAAAATTTTCTTTTGGATAATGTTTCATATGATTGTTCTTAACAACAAGTCTTAATGCTTTCAAATGTTTAATTGGGATTTGTGTATAGATGCTCATGTTCTATAGGCTTTTGTTTTCTTAGCTATAGAATTAGGTTGCTTACTAAATTGTTTTCCTTTAGATTGATCCGCTCTTTTTTTTGCAGAAGTACGAGCATATTCTCTAGCTGATAAAGATTTAATTGCTTTCTCAGGTAAATATCTTTCTCCAGTTTTAGATGATGGTTTTCCTGACTTAGTTCTCCATTTTTGTTTTGACCATTTAGATAAGGAGTTGCTAGACTTCTTTGCTCCTGAATATCCACCACCAGCTTTTTTATAGGCTTTAACTGCGGCTTGTGCTTTTCTTGCTGACCATTGACCAGCTTTAGTACCATGAGAAGATTGTGCTTTGATCCTTGCAACAATCCTCTTCCATAGAGCAGGTTTTGATTTCTTTGCAACACTCATACTTTATCCTGTTATGTTCTTTCCACTCGCACTCTTCGTACTCATTGTTGTAATCATATTCTTGAAAAGAACCTGCATTAATCATCCATTCCTATACTTGTTGTTTAGTAATGACTGCTTTAGCCATTTGTGTTGCTTGTTCTTTAGAATGACCTTTAAGCATTTTAAACTCTACATACTGGTCAAATGCTTTACTATATTCTTCTTTAAGAATTTTCTTTTCCGACTCTACTATGTTGTTCGCTGTTTTCTGATTGCGAAGCAACCTCTTCATAGACTTGCTGTTCTTGTGGGCTTCTTTTTCGGATTGCTCTTGATTCTTCATAGTTTCTCCTTGAGTTGTTTGATCCATCAGGGTTGTCTGTCTTTGGTGTGAATTTCCTCATTATAGTCCTCGTATGTTGTTCTCGTACCTTTTGGGGTAAAAAAATTTTTAAACTCTTCTTCAGTTAAAACATTTTCTTCTAAAAGTTCGCAATCACCTTTAACCCAAATACGAACCCAATATTTACGCACTTTTCATTTTCTTTTTCTTTTTAGCCATCATTATTTTCTTCTTTAATGCGGCAGGTAATTTCTTTTGCTTACCTTTCATCTTAACTTCTCCATATGATTTAGCGTTTGTAGGCATTATGCTTTTCCTTTCTTTTTTTTGTTTTTTAATCTCATAGATATATTCTTAGCTTTCTTTCTTGCGTCTGCTTTTGATGACGCACCCCATACTTTTAAGCTAAGTAATAATCTAGTTGGCTTTCCATTCTTGTACTCTGGGCCAGCCATGTTACCCATTCTAGCAAGGAATGCCGCTCTTCTTGGGTTATCTCCACTCTTAACTGGGGGCTTTAGAGTACCACCTTTATAGGATGCACGACCTTTAGCATTCAGTCCGCCTTGAGGATTCTTACCCTCTTTCCTTGTCCATGCTGGTGATTTGTAAGCCATAATATTTAGTAGCACAAATTGATCGAACCTTAAAGAGTTATATTGTGTGTCCACCCCCACTAGCAGGTTGCAGTCTTTGGTTTTTGAACCCCGCCTGTCACTGAGAGGAGGTAACCCTGTGATTTCTACGATAAGTCTATGTTGATGGAGAAATCACCACCAACCAAGTGTTGGTGTTTCTCAGGGGCTTTGAAACCTGCTCTATCGAGTATGTCTTTGGATGCTTCCAACTGGACATACTCACTCTTAGCCCCCTGAGAAAGGGTTACCAATCTCGAAGCGGCTTTCGCTGAGTTAAGCCCAAGCGACCTTTGTATCTCTTGCATCATATAAGCCTGTACTTCAGGTTTTCGTAGCATCCTTGATGCACTAACACGAGATGAATTACCCTTGTAACCAGCGAGTTTTGATGCCTCAGTGATACTACATCCTTTTGATACGAGTGTATCAACTAGCAATTTCGCTTTGCCTGTAATTTCTCTGTTTGGTACACTCGAAAGTGATGTCAGCTTTGGAATTAACTTGGTCATATTAAACGCAATCAGAACCTCTATCTGGTACCTAAATGGTACTTTCAGGTAGTATAGCGGTGATCTGATGTTGTGTCAAGCCACCGACAATAAGACCCATATATAGTGGCTCACACAAAGTTACTGCGTTTAGTTTCTAGTCATAGTCCTCCTTTTGGATGAATTTAACTTTGCCAAAGTAAATTACACACAACAATTAGGGCGACCACAGGCAAGGAGTGGTCTTCAAGTATTAAATCGGCTCCCACCCCCCAAAGTATTAGAGGGGGGATACCCCCCTCCCAATTTAACACTTGACCTATTGTTGTGGCAATTTACGCCGAGTTTGGCAAGTTAATTCATAAACCAAAAGGAGGATACCATGAAGAAACTTATAAACGCAATAACTACAATGTGTGACCACTATGAGGGTCTGTCATTGTCGGAGAACCCAACATCAGATACCTATACACCTGTTAAAGGATATTTAGAGAATCAGATAAGAGGTTCGGTAATTGCTTATAATACAGCAGTTAATCTAATTTCTGACATCAAGATTCGAGTTAAGAAACTTGAGAGAAATTGGACAGGAAGCGAAATTGAAGATGTAAATCTACAAAGAAATGTAGTTGCATTAGAAAAACTCGCTGACCAATTAGTTGCTCACGAGCAAGTAATTGATGCTTGTAAAAGCATTTACAAGGAAAGAATCGGTGTAGATTATACTCCAAGAGTTAAATCTAATCCTGATTCTGCGAAAGTTACTGAATCAATGTCAGAACTTTCAGCGATAATGACTAAGTTATCTAATGTTAAACAATTAGTTGCATAGATAACTTTAAGATCAAGCGATCTTTAACTAGGTCGCTTGGTCTTTTTTTATGCTCAATTGCTTGTATTGACAATATAGAACAAACTATATACAATACAACTTGAAATATGGAAAGGAGAACAAGATGATCTTGTTTAAAGGAAAGGCTAAAGACTTAGCAAAGTCTGATAGCATTAGAAAACATCTATCAAAAAAGTTTGGTAAAATTCTACCAAAAAATTTTACAATCAAGGAGTTAGAATGTTTAATCAAGACAAATCAGAAGTAGCACATTGTGTTACTAAAGCAAAAGAAGAATTAGATAAATCGTTTAGTCGTTTAGATAAAGCGATCTATTCTAAAATACAAAACACTTCTGATATTCAAGAACTTAAACGAGCATACAACATATGCTTAGAGATGAAGTGCTTGGATCAAGAAGTGTTTAACGCAATCAATAATCAAATCAAAACATTACAAAAAAAATATGATGTTTAATACAGAAAGGAAACAATGAAAAAAATAAGTCTATTAGATACTAAAGGAAAATTGTTTTTTAATATAAACTTAGAACCTAATTTTTCTTTTTTAGATAAACAAATAATGTTTTCTGAATTACAGGGAAACATAAAGTCAATCAATCCTAATGATAGAAAAAATTTAAGATTATTTTGTAAAAATATTATTAGGTTTTGTGATGGAGCATAAATGGAAACTGAAGATATAGAAAGGGAGGATCAAATGAGTCAAGCAATTTACAATGCAAGTAGAAATGAAAATGCTACTCAAAAAATTTGCGAGGGTGTGTTTGAATACCTTAGATTATCTTGTCCAAAACACGAAAGAGAATATTGGAAAGAGGTATATCAAAAAGCAAATGCATCTCGTAAAGGATGGAAAAAATTGTTGGAGGTTCTATGATAGAAGACCCATCAATATATGAAACTATCTTAACATACATAACAATAGCAATAGTCTTTGGCTTTTGGATGTTGTTAAGATTATAACTATAAAGGAGGAACAATGCCAAATAAGACGCAAGAAGTCATTAATGCATTGACCAAAAAAGTTTTGCACCTGATGAAAACTGAAGGTTCAAAATGGACTAAGTCGTGGGCTAATAAAACTTTCGTTTCGGTAGATGGCTGGGAGTATTCAGGAATTAATACTCTTTGGTTATCATTTACTGGATATAAAAGATTAGTTTATGGAACTTATAAACAATGGGCAAAGCATCAATGCCAAGTTAAGAAAGGAGAAAAATCTACAAAGTTAGTATTCTTTAAACAGTATATTAAAGATGCTGAGTTTGAAGATAAAAGAAAAGTCATCAGACTAGCAAGAGCCTTTGATGTATTCAACATTGAACAAGTCGAGGGTAACATAGAAAAGTTTGTTGGCTTTGATACTAAAACAAATTTAGTAAATGATATTGATAAAGCAGAAACTTTTATCAGTAATACTAAAGTAAAAATTCAGGATGGTACTAAGGCTTGTTACATACCAAGCCAAGATTATATAACTATGCCTACTAAAGATAGTTTTATAAATACTCAACACAGTACCGCTACTGAAAACTATTACACTACATTACTTCATGAACTGACCCATTGGACAGGTCATAAAGACAGGTGTAATAGAGAGTTGTCCACAAGATTTGGTTCAACAGACTATGCTTTTGAAGAGTTAGTTGCTGAACTAGGTTCTTGTTTTATGGCAACACATCTAAACATTACATCACATCCAAGAGAAGATCACGCACATTATCTTAACTCGTGGATTAAATGTTTAGAAGAACACGAAGATGCAATATGGAAAGCATCTTCACTTGCAAGTAAAGCTATGGAATATTGCAAGTCATTACAACAATCACAAACAACAACAATCAAGGAGGTTGCATAATGGGTGATAGAGTAAGCATACAATTCGTACAAGAAGTACCGAATTGGGATGATGAAAAGAAAACACATACTGATAAATCAGTTGTACTATTTCATCATTGGGGAGGTGAGTGGTTTCCTAAACTCGCTGAAGAGTGGGTAAATAATCACAATAAATTATTGGCAAATGATAGAGGAGAAAACTTTAGTTGTCCTATATCAAGAATGGATGTCAATAATTTGATGATGCAATTCATTAGATTTTTATCAGAACATTCTGACTTTGATTCAGGATGGGCAGTAAAAATAGATCAAAAATCTTTTGATAATAATACAGTACCAAGAAACAAAAACTACTTCACTTCATCATTGTATCTAGGAAAAGATAGTAATGATGGTGATAACTCAGATAATGGTCATCACGAAATATATGTTCCTGAACCATTAGTCTATAAAACCAAAGGAGGAAAAGTCGCATGAGTAATACATTCTATAAAAATGTAGGTAGATGGATAAGATTAACTAGGGAATCTTGTCCAAAAAAAGTTACACAAACCAAGTTAGCAAATCATCTTGGTGTAACTTTTCAACAGATACAAAAGTATGAACAGGGAAGAAACTGTATTCCTATGTATAAGTTTGTAAAAGTCTGTGAGTTTTTTAACAAGTCAATCAATTCTGATATGATGAGAAACTTTGCAACAGAAAATTATACAGTAGCAATCAAAGGTTCACCAGCATACTTTGAATCATCAATAGCAAATAAGGAGGAAACAAATGAGCAACAATAACTTATCAATCAAACCACTTGATAAAAGAAATGGTATGATAAATCTAACTGATGATATGTTGTTTAGATTTGATGATATACAAAATGCTTGTATCAAACTTGGTTATGATAATCATAAAATGTTAGATGAACTTACAGGTTTTCCAAATGGTGAAGACAAATGTGTAGGTATTTTATCCAAAGGAGAAAACAAATGATCGATAAATGCACAGGTTGGGCTATTGTTGCTACAATGGAAAGACCCAATAAAACTTGGTACACAGAAACTATCACAGATATTGATGATAGCACAGCATCTATAGTTGATGATTTTTTAACAGAGTATTGTGAATTAAAGGAGGAAACAAATGATACCAAAAGCTAATTATCAAATAGCTTGTGATGAAGTTGTTGATGAGTTTAAAAACTTTCACGAAAAAAATCCTGAAGTTTATGAACTCTTTAAACGATTTGCTTTTGAAGCAATCAATAAAGGTCATGTCAGATTATCTTCTGAGATGTTAATTAATCGTATCAGATGGGAAACAAGTGTAGTTACTACTGATAAAGATTATAAAATAAACAATGACTATAAACCTTTTTATTCAAGAATGTTTATGGCAGAATATCCTCTGCACAAAAACTTCTTTAGTCTAAGAGGAAGTCATGCAGATAGTTTAGATTGGAAAACATATGTTGTACAAACTGCTGGTTCAACAGCTTAAGAATAGAAGAAGAGCATTACTATTATCAAGTCAAGAACTCGCACAAAAAATAGGTGTTGCTGACTCTCTCATAAATGCGTGGGAGAGTCACAAGAAAATACCTAACGCAACTAACTTTATCAATTGGGCTAATGCTTTATCTTGTCAGGTATCAATACATCAAAGATCAATACCTGTAGATAATTTTAAACCAAGTCAAGAAACAATTGAATACTTAATCAAAGAATATGGAAGTGAGGTAGATATAAATTATGAAGAGAAACAATTCGTTGATTACTACAAAAGTAATGCAACTCTTAAAGCAGACTGGGATGCTTTCTTCAGAACATGGGTCAGAAGATCAGTCCAATTTAATAACACTAGAAGACAAACTCAAACATTCAACAATCCATATGATTCCAAATCTGTTCAAGAAAGACGCAGACGAATCTATGATGTTGCAAATATGGGAGATAAGACAACAGTTAAGAAACTTGGAGAACACTAAAACTATAACTGTTAATAAAGAAATTCTTGCTAAGATAGAAACTATGAGCAAGAAATTAAAACCTTGTTCACGAAAAGATATAGCAGTTTGCATAGAAATAATTGCTAGTACCTTTTCAATAAACATACCTAATGAAGTAGGGTTAGAACAATACTTTAAAATACTTCAGAAATACCCAGCACAACTATTGGCTGAGTGTACTGATGATATTATTAAAACATTTCAATACCCAAGACTTCCATTACCGAAAGAGTTTATAGATAGAATGGACACTAACTTTGAATATCACAAGGGTTGGTTGCAAAGGATATGTGAAGATATTTATAAACTTGAAATTAAAAAACAAAATGCTAATATAAATAAAACAAAGGAGTAATAAACTATGAATATAGCAGAAGTTAAAAAGACTCCAACTGAAATGCTAGATCGAAACACAGGTCTTGGTGGCAGTGATGCTAACAGAATTATGCGTGGAGATTGGCATACACTTTGGTTAGAGAAAACCAATAGGCAAGAGCCTGAAGATTTATCTTGGAATCTTGCAGTACAAATTGGTTTATATACCGAAGAAGTGAACAGATTATTTTTTGAGAAAGAAAGTAATATTGTTTGCAAAGAACCTTTATACTTACCTGAACAACATAAAGTAATTAACCGAAAAGATTTTCAGTATGCAAGTTATGATGCAATTGCTTATGAAGAAAAAGCAGTTGTTGAATTTAAACATACTAATTCTAATAACACATTAGATAATTGTATCAGTACATATATGCCTCAGATACAACATTACTTAATGGTTAGTGAATATAGTCACGCATACTTATCAGTTATCTTTGGCAACAATCGTTATGAGTATTGTAAGATTGATGCAGACAAAGACTATCAAAAGAAATTGTTTGAGATTGAACAATCATTTTGGAGTTATGTTAAAGAAGATAAAGAACCTGAAAAATTAGACACTTCAGAATTACCTAAACTTGCTGGTGCAATTAAGATCAATGATATGAAGACAATTGATTTTGATGCTCAGCGAGATAATCAGTTTCTATCATACGCAAGTAAATGGATAGAAACAAAACCTGTAGCAGAAGAACACAAATCACTTGGAACTATACTTAAAGGATATGTTCCTGATGATTGTCGTAAAGCAACAGGCGGTAATGTAGTAATCAGTAGAACTAAAGCTGGTTACTTAACCATCAAACAAAACACCAAAGGAGGAAAGTAAGATGGCTAAACCACTAGACGAAAGAGTAAAACAAATACTCAAGAAACTTGACTTCAATCCTAATGAATGTCTTTGGGATTGTCATGGAACTTGGGTTATGTATCATAGATATATTGAGATTGCAGGTGCAAAGAACTCAGTTAATTATGATCTACACGAAATAGAAACTAATTCTAAAGATGGAATAGTTTGTATTAAATGTGTTGCTAAAAGAAATGGCGACACAGTTATCACTTATGGAGAAGCAAGTCCTAAGAATACTAGGAATGCATATCCTTATGCTATGGCTGAGAAACGAGCAGTCGATAGAGCAATCTTAAAACTATTAGGATTACATGGCTTTGTCTATTCAGAAGATGAAATGGATTTAAGTCAAACTAATTCTAATACTAATAATAATAAGATTGGTGCAAGTGATAGCGAAGTATTAGAAAAATTCCAACAGGAAATAGATACCGCAAAGAACCTGAAAGTCCTTAAAGGATTTGGAAAGATGTATGAAAAGGCTATGACTAAAGCAAAGGTAGATAGCCCAGCAATA